AATTCATGCTCTAATTGTTTCTCTAAATCACCGCCGACATCTGGCTTAGGATTTGGCTTAGGTCTAGGCTTATAAGGACCTGATTTAGGTGGAATATCAACCCTAACCACCTTAATCTTATAACTAATAGTTTCGTCTTCAAGACCCATTTGATAAATTACTTCTCTCACCTTTTTCCAATCTGAGTTATTGCTATTATCCAGCCAATTGTTATTATTTATAATAGGCAAAATGATTTTAGTTAACTTGTCAGGTTGTTTCGCATTCTTTCGACAAGCTCTTAGCGCTGATTGTACTATGCGAATATTAGAGGTCATATTTTCTGCAAAAACTACACCATCCAATAAAGGAAAATCCCAGCCTTCGCCTAAACAATATACGCAAGTAATAATGCCATAGTGCGCCTTTTCAAACGCAGCAAGTATATTTTTTTGTGTATCCTTATTCATAGAGCTATCATAATTAGAACAATATAAATCATCTAGAGTAAAATAACTCTCACTTAACAGCTTTTCTATATAGCTATTTACTTTTAGCGCGTGTTCTTTATTATTAACATAAATCAATAAATGGTGCGAATGCCCGTCAGCAATACTTTTTAAGCCAGCATAAGCACTTAAAAGAAGACGTTTGTCATTTTCGTCATCATTACTACTATTGCTACCCTGATTAGTAATTAATAAAGCTAATTCATCTAATTGAGCTTCATCAGTATAAAGGGTTTGGATTATGTAATCACAAACAATGTTATTTTCAATTGCCCACAATAATGGCCGCTTGCAAATGATTGTTCCAAAATAAGCTTCATTAGTATTTGAAATTAATAAATCATCATCACAAGAGCTGTCTTTATTTTCTAAAATTTTTAGCGTAGCAGTTAATGATAATTGTTTAACACAATCAATTTCTAAGATTTTCACATATGTCTTATGTTTTTCTTCAATAATATGATGACTTGTTAAATGATGAACTTCATCCAAAATTTTCATATCAAATGTGAAGTTTGCCGATAGGCTAGCACTGCAAACTTTATGAGAGCTTGCGTAAGTAGTAATTACAATACACTTACCCTTATTTTTATTTAAGAAGAGACTAATATCATCAATATTAACACTGCTCTTAACAATTAAACACGGACTAGCAGGAAATAGTTGTTTAATAACCTTTTCCCATTGAACCAATAATAATATATTAGGAACACCAATAAGAATAGTATGCGCGGCTAGGTCTTGTGTTATCCATAGTGAAATAAGTGTTTTTCCAATTCCACATATTAACACAAGAAGACCCTTATTATGTTCTTGAAAATGTGTAACCGAGAGATTAATAATATCAGTTTGGTCACTTCTTCTAGTATAAGGCTTAGGAACAGTTTCTTTTAATTGTTTTGCTATTAAATTAACCAAATGTTTTTTGCGTTGACTAATGTATTCTTTGCGTTTAATGTTCTCAATTTCTTCACGTGACAACTGTCTAGCTTCAATATTACGTTTTTTTAATTGTGTTATAATTAGTGGAATAATTGATTTTTTATAAAATTCTGTTCCACCATCAATATATACATTGAAACTCTTAAAATCATAGCGTAACCATAATTCAGCACGTGACATTTGATCAAGCGGAACTTCAAAGACATATGAAAACTCACCGCGCTTTATTTCACCTGTTATATAATTAGGCTCTCTATTTGTAATATTTTGCGTTTTGCCCAATTTACAAGCATTATAATCATATAATTCATATGCTTCGTGCGTTCTAACATAAATATAGCCCACTTTTGCCATAAATAGCTCTGCTAATTATATTTTAAATTATAAAATAAAATTAACTATATCAATTTTTTTCAAGAAAAAACATAAAACAATAAATTTACCAACTTTTATATGTTCTATTTTTGCGTCTTCTATGTTTTCTTTTGTGTAAGCTATATTTTTTATTGTTAGTGCGACCTCGTGCGCGACCTAATTCACTAATTGCGTCAAAACTTGCTCCAGGGGGTATTTTTTCATTAAAATCATATATCCAGGTTCGCATTAATGACCCGTATTTTTTATTTTCTTCTTTCAAAGTCGGCACTAAATCGTTCCACCATATTTCGTTAGCTAATGCAGTATTATAAGCTTGTAAAGCATAATTATATGTAGCGCGTGCCTCTGCTTCTGTGCGAGTATAATGACTAAGCATAGATTGTCTACTAGCAAATATGTCAAATGCGCGACCAGTAGCTTCAATTACGCTATTATGTTCAATTATACTATTATCGGCATCTCTATCAAAATCAGCTTTTGACTCTGCTAATAGCATAATATCAGTATCCATAATTTCTTTAGCTTCATTCATCATTAATTGTGCGCTCGTTAGGGTGGCTGTTAGCGCGTTTGTTACTGCGTTAAATTCGCGTTCATCAATTAACGCCTTGCTTTTCCATTTAGCACTCAATTTATGTAATAAAGTTAAATAATTAGAATGAGCACTATTATAAGCTTGCTCTGTTGACAATATATAAGCCATATATAATAATACTAAATATAATAATATTATTATAATTTTATATTATTTTTATAATATTTTTATATATAAATGAACAAATCAAGAAAGTTAGCTTCAAAAAATTATATGAACACAACAAAAAAAGCAAAAAGCCCCCCAATTGCTTTTAAAAAAATATTAAAAATGTTGAAACAAGTCAAAAAAAAACAAAGCAAATTTAAATATAATGCAAGAAAAGATAGCACAATGAAAAAGTGCCATAACTTTTGTGAAAAAGATTATTTATTTGAAATGCGTAAAAACAACAAGCCACCAAGCAAAGCTAGTAATAGTATTAGTCATAAAACTAAAGAAAAATTTCACGCTATTGACACCGGCCTTTGTAGAAAAAACTTTTGTAATGAAGGTTGTAAGGAAGGGTTTGATTTTTTTGGTATTACACAACAACAAGAAAAGTTTCAGAAAGATTTTAGCAAAAAATTATACAATGGATTTGTGGATACTTATTCAGCTAAAGAAGTTGATATGTTGAAAAAAAGAGGAGCACTATCTGGTTGTATTAAGCCAATTAATCACTATAACTCAGCAGTTCAGAATGCATTACCTATAAATCCATATAATATTTTTCATAAATAATTATAATGCTATAAAAATAATATTATTATATTATAATATATAATAATAATGCGTCAAACATATAAGAAACATAGAAGAAAAGCAGGAAGTAGAATAGCAACTGTTCGTAGACTATCAGAGTCTATGTCACTACGTGTAAACCCTAATTTTGATTTAGATTCTTTTGTTTTAGAACCAGAAGCATCAACAGTAATAAAGCGGTCTATTAAAAAACATATGAATAAAAAGGCTTATACACGCGAAACAGTAAGATTTTATACTAATTTAGTATTATTTAAAAATGTATTAACAGCATTTAATGCTAATGACAATTCAAAGGCGTTAGCAAAAAGCAGGTTATTAAACAGCATTCCAGTAGGACGAACTCTTGAAGCATTTTTAGAAGTGCGCAATGTTGTTCCAAGTATAACAAGATTGCGCGAAACATTAAGTGACCCAGATTTTAGCTTTCCAGAGCGCAACACACAAGCCTATTTCGAATTAAAAGAACTTATTGATGATATAATTAGATTAATAAGAGATCCATTACAAGGACGTATAGAAGTCCCATTAATAATACAGCGCCAAGAAAGAGTGTTAGGAGGCCCATCAAATCTTGGTCAAGGGCGAAGAATTAAAAGGTCACGCCGCAATAGAAGAAGAATAAGAAGTTAAATATAAAAAAAGGATATAAAATTATAAATAGACTATTATTTTAGAATACATTACTAATTTTCAAATATTTTATAATATTCTAATATTTTATAATATTTTATAATATTAGTATATTATAAATGGCGGCAGCGTCTTCTTCGTCGTCAGATTCAGATTTATTAACAAAAGAAGAATTGGAAGCAATTGATTATCGTCATTTACTTGTAATGGACAAGATTTATTCATTTAAGATAAGTAAAAAAACTAAAAGCACAAAGAAGGACACAGACTCAATAATTAGAAGATTATTAAAGCATGGAGTTAAAAGAAGCAAATATGGCCCAGAATTGGCTTCTTATTTGCGTTATGAATTAGAGCATCCAATAGCAAAGGCATTACCTTCAGGGACTTTTTTACCGCCTTATTTAGTAGGAGAAATATATTCTATGAAAGAAGAACTTGAAGACAGAGATTATGAAATGGCCTTTATTAAAGCTATATTTGAGCCGACGGCAAGACCGCAAAATTTTGGCGCGTTTTTTAATTTTACTATTAATGGTCAAATTGTTCGACTATATATGGAAGGCGACAATGCGCGATTTAACGGACACATCGAAAATTTATATAGTCCAAACTTTTTCATTAAAGATTATAAATATTTAGTGCAGCGTTTCGGACTAAATGCCAAACGATTACAAGAAAAGGGAGCATATAGAGACACAATCGGTCATAGGTCGGGATTATACGGACCGCAACCACCGTTTACAACTACAATTCCTAATAGGGCAATTTTTGATAGCTATGCCAACTTTAAACGCTTACATATTGATAAATTTTTTTATGAAAATGTATTGGCTGCATATTCAATGATTATTGTTATTGGTGATGTAATAACAACTATATTTAATTATCAAAATAGTCATTATGTTCCTAAGTATCCGCAAGCTAGTGCAAACACAGCATTAGAAACACGTTATTTGCCTCATGCTCATAATAAACCAGTCAATGTATTAAAAGTTTATATTAAAGAATTAAATAAGCTATTGTTAAAATTGCGCGGTTATAAAATATTATTAAATCCCAGCATAATAAGTGACTTAAATAATAGATTGGACACTTTAAATGAGTATTTAGTTGAGCCCGATGCTAGTATAATAGGCCAAGCAAACGCCAAATTTAGCATTAGAATTTTAGATAATGGCCCCAACCTTCCTAAAAAGCAACGGTCATTTACTCCGCGCAGAAAATCTACCCGAACAACACGTAGGCTAAAATCGTTTTAATAGCTTTACAGGATTTCTTTAAGTCTTATTGTTATATTATATAACGCATATATATAATATAATAATGGCTTCTAGTTCAAAAGATGAATTTTTAACAAAAGATGAATTTTTAACAAAAGAAGAATTAGAGAAATTTGATTATAAAGAGTTGGTTAAAATGGATAATATATATTCATTTAAGACAAGTAAGAAAACTAAAAGCACAAGAGTAACAAAAGACGCAATAGTTAAAAGATTATTGAAGGAAGGAGTAGAAAAAAGTAAATATAAGTCAAAACTGAGCTCTTATGCAAAATATGAATTTGAGCACCCGTTAGCAAAGACAATGCCCTCAGGTAATTATTTACCTCCTGATATTGTCAAAAAAATATATACTATGAAAGAACAAATTGAGGACCGCGAATATGAAATTGAATTCGTGAAAGCAGTGTTTCAACCGAAAACATTACCTGCTAACAAATACAATTTTTTTGATTTTATGTTAAATGGTTCAATAGTGAATTTGTCAATGACTGATCCAAATTTTCAAATGCATGTTGCTAATTTATATAGTCCAACTTATTTTATTAAAGATTATAAATTTTTGGTGTCAAGATTAGAAGTAAATGCTAAAAAAATGAGAACAGAAGGTGTGCGGTATACTGAAGGTAGACAAAGAATATTAGCCAATTTTTTTAGTGTAAATGTAATTCCGACTTATTCAAGGCTAATTGTTATTAACAATATACTAAAAAAAATAGAGGCTTATAGAAATAGTCACAGCGTGCTTAAGTATCCACAAGAAGTAGCAAGCAGATTATTAGAAGCAAGTTATGAACGTTATTTATGGCCTCCAAATACTCCGTTAAATGTATTAAAATTTTACATTAAAGATTTAAACAAAATGCTGTTAAAATTACGCGACTACAAAATATTATTAAATCCCAGCATAATTAAAGAGTTAAATAAGAGCTTAGACACTTTAAATGACTATTTAGTCGAACCTGATCCTAGCATAATAGGCCAAGCAAATGCAAAATTTAGCATTAGAGTTTTAGATAATGGTCCAAAGTTTGCTGTTAAATCGCGGTATTATAGTGGAAACAAGTCGCAATCACTAACCAAGAATAAGATTAAGGTTAATAATACTAAGAAATTAAGACATAAACTACAAAAAATTAATATACAAGAGTTAAAAAAAAGTCAAAAATATAGTGCTATGTTACGCGCATCACAGTTAATGCCTAAGAATTTAACACGTAAACGCGCAAAATCATTATAACATTATTTTTAAGTCTTATATTTAAGTCTTATTTTTATATTATATAACGCAACTATTTATTTTATATAATATATATAATATAAAATAAATTAATATGTCTAACAAGCTAATACAGGTTCCATTTACACCAGTAGCTAGTTATAGTTATCCATTTCAAAAGTCAATACCAAGAGGTTATCAATATCATTATCCATTAGTAAAACTACTTGGTGTCAGAGAAACCGCCCTTGTTGATACTATTTATAGTATCAAAAATGAGGCCGAACTTAAAGAATACCCATATAAATTTTTAAAAACAGCATTAGCCAATTTTTTGGCTAATAGCAAAAAAAAAAGAGGAAGTGACACTGATCAAAGCAGTCCTATTTTATTAAATATGGATGATGCTGAATTACAGAAAATATTTACAACAGACACATTTTTCATAATTGATTATGACCACTTAATTAAGAGATTTAAATTAACAGGAGACAAATTAACAAGTAAAACAAAACATAGTGGAACTTATAGAAATAAAGATAGATCGCGATTAGCTGATTCAAGTAGCAAAAGAAAATCATATAAATCGTATAACGCATATATTTCTAATAAATTCACAGATATTATTGGTGACCATCTTTTGCCCAGTTATGATTCATATTTAGTAATAACAGAGATGATAAGAATAATAATTAATTATTTGCGAAGTCTTCGTGGTCGTCAAAGATTTCGAGGTTCTGTTCAACTTCAACCTCAATATTATACTGATATTAATATTCCTGCTAATGCTATTGATATAGACAGACGCGAACTTCCGTTTCGTGAAGTATGGCATAACACAATATTAGGATACGCAAAATATCAAAATATATTATATGACCAAGACTTAACTGAAAAAAAGTTGCCTTGGGAGACGCTATCACCACTTAGAACAAATATAGGTCCTTTTGACGTTCTTCTTTATTATATTTTAGAGTTAAATAAACAGCTTGAATTTTTGTCTATATATAGAATAAGTATTAACAGAGCATTATTAGATGCTATTAATAAAGATTTATCATTAATAGAACATAAAATGATAGAATTATATGAATTATATGAACCAGGTATGCAATTACAATATACTGCTGACGATGTACACAGACCACGCTTTAAAATTGAAATTCCACCTTTAACAAGTCATCAATCGGCAAGATTAGCAAGTAATAGTATAAGACCTAATTCTACTCGACGACGTGCAAAATCAATATAATTTTTTAGTATTTTTATAATATTTTATAATATTTTATTTTATTGAAATAAATACAATTACAATAAAATAAAATATAAAATATAAAAAACTTAAACCAACTAACCGCTACACATTAAACATTCTTTTTTATCATCTTCGTCTTCTTCTTTATCGCCCTTATTCTTAGGCTCAATAGTAAATTGTTGCGCTTGATGCTTTGCTTTTCTGCGCAAATAATATATTCCAGTTTTAAGTCCAGCCTTCCAAGAATAAAAATGCATACTTGTAAGAATTTTGGAGTCGGGGTCTTCAATCCATAAATTCAAGCTTTGCGATTGGCAAATATAAGCACCTCTATCACGAGACATATTAATAATTTCTTTCATAGGTAATTCCCATACTGTTTTATATTTTTCCTTTAAATGGGGAACCAAATTTTGAATATGACTAACACTGCCTTTATTAGCAATAATACTATTTTTGAGCTCTTCATTCCATAGTCCTAATTTCAGCAAATCTTCCACTAAATATTTATTTACAAGCACAAAATCACCCGCCAAAGTTTTCCTGCTATAAATATTACTTGTAATAGGTTCAAAGCACTCATTATTACCTAAAATTTGGCTTGTGCTAGCAGTAGGCATAGGAGCAACAAGCAAGCTATTACGAATTCCATAAGTCATAATCTTTTCTTTTAAAGCAGCCCAATCATAGCGACCAGAACTAGGAGTAACATTCCATAAATCAAATTGTAGTTCTCCATAACTTGCCGGTGATCCCTTGAAAGAGCTATAGGCACCAAGAAACTCGCTATCGAGGTTGTCAATTTCTGCTTTAACAGGTTTAACGCAAGCAAGTGCTTCTTCAATTAATTTGTCATTTTCTATAGCAATATGAATTGAGGCGTCACTAACATTATAAATATTGTATTCACGGCATTCGTCATCATCTGAAATAAAAGTCCAATTATTTAAATAATATTGCTCTTTTAAAAATCTCATATATCCAAGTCGTTGCTTAGATAATAACATACTCTTTTCGAGTGCAGCATAATAGATTGTTTCAAAGATTTTAATATTAATTTCTTTTGCTTGGTCTGAAATAAAAGCCAAGTCCATTTTAAAGAAAACGTCTGCTAATCCTTGAACACCGATTCCAATTGGTCGATGTTTAAAATTCGATCTCTTTGTTTTTGGCGTAGGATAATAATTAATATCAATAACATTGTTTAAATTGGCGACTACAACTTGCACAACATTATACAACTTTTCATAATCAAAAGTCTTGGTTTCGCTAATATACATAGGTAACCCTAAAGAAGCTAAATTGCATACCGCAGTTTCTTTTGAGTCGCTATATTCAATAATTTCGGTACATAAATTCGAACTCTTAATTGTGCCTAAATTTTTCTGATTAGATTTAGCGTTTGCTGCGTCTTTGTATAATATATAGGGAGTTCCTGTTTCCATTTGCGAATCTAAAATTTTAATCCATAAATCGCGCGCATTAATTTGCTTGTTAAATTTGCCTTCATTTTCATATTTTGAATATAATTCTCTATAGGCTTCGCTATGGCAGTCACTTAATCCAGGGCATTTATCGGGACAAAATAAACTCCATACTTTATTGCCCATAACTCGCTCCATAAAGAGGTCACTAATCCATAGCGCATAAAATAGGTCTCGGCATTTGCTTTCTTCGTCTCCGTGATTTTTCTTCAAGTCTAAGAAATCCTCAATATCCGGATGATGTGGCTCAATGTAAATAGCAAAACTTCCGTTTCTTTTTCCGCCCTGGTCAACATAGCGCGCTGTTTTATTAAATACACCTAACATAGGTATTAGGCCATTTGATGTTCCATTTGTTCCTCTAATATAGGCACCAGACGACCTAATATTGTGAACGTGTAGTCCAATACCTCCCGACCATTTAGAGATTTGCGCGCATTCTTTAAGAGTGTTAAAAATGCCCTCAATAGAGTCGTCTTCCATTGATAACAAATAACATGAGCTTAATTGTGGTCGCGGTGTTCCGGCATTAAATAAAGTAGGAGTGGCATGAATAAAATATTTTTGCGACATATAGTCATATGTTTCTTTCACTTTATCCATATTTGAACCGTGAATAGTAAGAGCAACACGCATAAGCATATGTTGAGGGCGTTCAACAATAACTTTATTACAACGCATTAAATATGCGCGTTCTAATGTTTTAAAACCAAAAAAGTCAAAAGCATAGTCACGCTCATAATCTATGAACGAATTAATAATTGCTTTATTGGCTTCTACAATATTCATAATGTCAGTGTGAATTAATCTAAAGCTATTATTATTACTATCTCTGTAATCATACAGCTTTTTAATAGTTTCATAATAGCAAGAACTCGTATTTTTATGTAAATTTGAAACAACAATAGCACTTGCTAATTTAGTATAGTCTGGATGCACTGAAGACATAGAGGCACATTGTTCGGCGGTTAATTCGTCGATTTTAGTGGTTTGAATGTTATCATATAACTGGTCAATTACTTTCATAGCTAATTGAGCAAAAATAATATGCTGTAAATTAAAATGCTTACCTAATGATTTGATGCGTTTCAAAATTTTATCAAATGAAATCACTTCTTTTTTTCCATTACGCTTGATAACGTGCATTTCTAAATCATTTGACTTAGTATTTCTCATATTTCTAATAATATTAGATTAAGTTATATATTTATTATTAATTTAATTTTAAATGCTAATAATAAATATTTTACGATGTAATAAAATAAAATAAAATAAAATAAAAAATAATTAGGATTTTATTAGTAATTAACTAACAAAATTAACTAACTAACTAGCATTTAATAAGGCAAACAGATTTATAAAAATCGCCTTTTTCTTTATATTCGTCATTTCTTGCTTTTCGCTTATTACTTATTCTATTTACATATGATCCATCATTTTTCTCGCTTAATAGAGCATTCCAAAAAGTTTCAATATAAGGCTGAATATTTGTAAACCATAATTTATTTCTTAATACTAATACGCAACTAATTGTTTCTAATTTCCAATATATATTTCTAACATAAGTATAGTTCATATTTTTTTCAAGCATTTGATTTGTCCATATAATATATTCCTCACTTTCTATATTATGTAAATTAAACGGAGGATATTCATAATGCACGTCCTCATTATTTATTGAAAACTGCATAATAAACCCGCAATGTTTATTATTAGAAATATTAGCGAAGTAATCTTCCTTATATTCTTCAAGGTCACTATATTCAATAAATTTTGTTTCCAAAAAGTCGCATTCATTTAAATTACAAACCTCCATTTGTATTTGCATTTGTATCCAATACTCCATTTTAGGAATACCATCAATAACTCGCGACACAACATTTTTAATTTCCAACATTCGACCGTAAATAGCACTGTTTTCATCACAAATAATTCCATCAGGAGAGGCAGCAATATAACTATATTCGGAATGCGGAATACATCCAAATTCTGACACTTTTGTATTGTTTAAGTATTCGTAATATAATACTGAAACAGGCTCATATTTTTGCCCCCAATGCATAGGCGAATTAAGATTATTATTTTTATACTTACTGGCATCACTTGGTTGACACTTTTCAATTATTAATTGAGATTGAGCAGACTCACTGGTAAATATCTTATATATATTAGACGCTGTTAATGTTGAATTTCTGAAAACATACCATTCAGGACTTCTTTGCACAGGTTGGGGAACATTTTGTAACTTGAAAAGTGTAGCCTTAATTTTATTATGATTAATAGTTATATTTCTAATATATGATTTTTTATAGGATCTCTTAGGAATATAAAATTTGAAAACTATATTCTGACATAATTCAATAGTTAAATGTAATAAAATCCTTGAACGTGGTTTGTTTATATTAAATAAAGAATCCAATAAGTCGGTTTCTATAAGGTGGGGATAAAATACTTCATTTGTTTCCTCGTATATTTCATCATATAAATCATAATACATAGTTTGTAATAAATTTGAGTTAATATATTCCAACATAAATTCTATAATATTTAATAATAGTTCTTGGTAATATTCCATTACGTCCCTATTAGTTAAACATAATACATCGGGGATTTTGTATTTAGTAAGCAAGTAGCATATATAATTGTTATAATGCATATTCATAATTAATGTATATTATAGTATACTATAATATACTATAATATAGTATAGTTTATATATTGTTTATAATAAACAATATAGATTGTCAATTTTAAAATATAAGTTTAGTCATAAATTTTGATGGTTTTTGCTTTTGATTTGGTTTCCGAAGGTAAGCATTTTACAGTGGAAACATGCTTATCATCTTTTTTGAGAATAAAAACTCTTTCAATGTTATCGAAATGTAAATTTGGTATATTACTAATGAGTCCGGTTTCTTTATCATAAATTACATCTTTAACTTTACTTAAGGCTTTTCTTTCTAAGCATTTTAATAAATATTTTTGGCATTTGCTTGTTTCGTCGTCGCTTAATTTAAACTTGTTCTGCAAAGTATCTATATGTGTGATTAATTTTTTGATTTTTTGCGTTTTATCTAATTTGCTCCAATTTTCTTTTTTATTTGCGCATGATTCGTTTTCTAAATAATTTGATAATATATTATTACTTGTATTATTTATTTCGGGAACTATTTCTTGACCATTGAGAAGCATAGTTTTATATGCAATATTTTTTAATTCTTTACAATAGTCATCTTTATTTTTGGTTTCTTTGGTGTTATTAATTGTGCTATTTTTATTTGCTTTTGTTTGCATTATATTAGAAATAGTTACATCATTTAAATCATTTGTAGCTAAGGTATCGGAATCAGAATTAGTATTAGTATTAGTATTAGTATCAGAATTAGTATTAATATTAGTAATTTCAATAACATTTTTTTTACGCACAGGCATATCACTACTTAGTCTTATTAATATATATAATTTTAATTTTATATATTAATCATATAATAATATAATATAAAACAATATTAATATAATATAAGTTTAGTATACTAAATACTAAATAACTAATGAATAAAGTAATTCAAATTAGCTCAATTAGCTCACATAAAAAAACAGTTAATACTATAAATGAATCCACTATTGACATTGAGGACGCTATAAAAAAAATAAATAATGAAAAAATAAAAAATGAGAAAAAATCATATATAGATTTATTAGACAAGGTCAGTACTAAAGAAGTTTCAAAAGACATAAGTAATGCTATTATTACTATTTATGATAATTATGATAGTCAATTAATATTAATACAAAAACTATATAAAGGGGTCGCATTTTATGAGCAAAAATACTTTAGTCAAGCATTAAAAAATAAATTAGATTGTTATAAACAGCAAGATATAAAAAAAAAATATGATGACTATAATAATTTTATAACACTTGAAAATATTATAGAAAAATTAGCGACAAGCGAGATGTTATGCTTTTATTGTAACGTAAAAACACTAATATTATATAAAAATTCGAGAGAACAATGTCAATGGACATTAGATAGAATAAATAATTATGACGAGCATAGCAATAGCAACACAATCATATGCTGTTTAAAATGCAATCTACAAAGACGTCGAAAAAATAGCGCAAAGTTTAAATTTTCGAAGCAATTAGAACATAATTTAATAGTATTAAAAAAATTAGAGTAAGCAAAATTTTGTGGACTAACTAATTTTGAAAACAAATAAAATTGACTTATAAATCAAAATAATAGCATTAGCACTTTAAAGATTAGCATGACTACAAGATCAATGATTAAAAAACAATCAGAAGTTAATAAGATTTTTGAAGTATTAAAGACTTGCGCTATTTCAAGCAATGATTATGTTTCTTCAAATGAAGCATTTTTCAAGAATGATAGCACTGGACAACCATTTCAGCAATTTAATATGTTATTTATTAACGCGCAAATACCTGAAGGTTTAAATAGAAATATTAAAGTTATATATCAATTGTTAGGACATCAAAAAAAGGAAATTTATTACGGTCAATGGACCATTATGAGTCTTGACGAAGCATTACAACGTTATAAAGAATTAGTAAACCAAGGGCAAACCAATGTGTTTGATATTGGGTATAAATACGGAGGTATGGGATATATTGATGTGTTAAGTTGTGATTTGACAAGCCATTTGCTGTTTTATAGAGTTGACGGCGGGTCTAATGATTATGATAGATTATATAATTTAAACCAACTAATTAACGAAGGGTCGCGCCCTTATGACAAATTTTATTTTAGTACTTGGTTTTATAATGTTTAACTATGGTATGGGTTATTGTTACCGTTTACGTGTGCTTCTTATATTTTTATGTGGTCGAAAACGTGGTTTCTTAAGAGTTTTTTTTTATTATAGCGCGATTGCTTTGTTTTCCTTGCTTTAGTTGCTTTTCTTGTTTTCCTTGCTTTCCTTGCTTTCCTTACTTTTCTTGCTTTCCTTGCTTTAGTTGCTTTTCTTGCTTTCTTTAGACTACGATAATATTTATTCTTTTCACCTCCACTAAGTATTAGTGAAGGACAATTATATTCTTCATATAATTGAATTAGATAGGGTGGATTGGTAACATAAATTTTATCACCATAATATGGGTAGTTAGTTAATGAATTTTGCGGATTTTCAAAACAACAAGTTATAGGAGCAGGTAGTAAATGATCATAATATTCACCATTAAATTCTATGCGCGTTACTTTATTAAATGCGTCATTCGTATCACCTCCTATAACAGTTGCATCAATATTCCAAGGCTCTCCAAAAGTTGTAGCTGATTCTAGTAAGTATGCTTCAATAGCTGGTTTAAGTTTTGTATCTGCTTTAGCAGGATCATTAGGGCCATGTATGTTTACTAAGTTTGCTCCTTTAGTTGTTCTAACACAAGAAAAATTTCTTCCATGATGAAAATAAGGACCATTGTATAGGATATCCATGTAAGATGGAGCATAACCAGTGTGTTGTCCAAGGTCATTCCCATAAAATTGCCGAAATTCTCCTAATCTCGCTGTCTTCCATATAGTAAGCACTGTTGGATAAACATAAGAAGCAGGATCGCCTTTGGCTACTGAGTAAGCAAGAAAATCATATGTTTCACCATTTATCGTGAATGAACCATGTTTATAATATGAATTAGTAGGTAATGTAGGTTGATTTGTAGAAGTAGTATACACAACAGTGCCTGTATCTGCGATAGCATCCAATAAAGCTTGATATCCTCCTTTGAACGTTCCATCCTCTAAAGATACAAAGTTTGGATTTTTGGTAGTTATGGAATCTCTATCATTCATTTCTTGAAAGAACATTATATCTGGGTCATGCTGCTTAATAAAGCATTGTACAAGTTTGACTGCGTTCTTCCAGTATACTCTTCTATCTTGTCCTCTAATTGTAGACAAGAACACTTCTTCACTTCCTCTTGGAGTTTTAGGACCTAAATCACTGAGAAAACTCATATTGTAAGACTTTCCTATAAACGAAGCAGTGTCTATTCTTCCTAGAAAAAACTCAAGGTAAACAAGTTTATGATCTGATGTTGTAGAATATATAGGGTTACTATACGACGAGCTACTAGATTGTGAGCTACCAGATGGTGAGCTACCAGATGGTGAGTCACTAGATGATGGTGGTTGTGGTGGTTGTGGTGGAGGCGCTGGAGGCAAGCCAGACGGCGAGCTACCCGATGGTGGAGGCAAGCCATACGGCGAGCTACCCGATGATGATTGTGATTGTGATTGTTGTGATTGTGATTGTTGTGATTGTGATTGTTGTGATTGTGATTGTGATTGTTGTGATTGTCTGTTTTCCCGCAATGCTATGAGCTCTATGTCATTTGATCGATCTTCATATGAGTTTATATCATATTTTAATCGTCTGCTTATTTTACTTTTACTCTCTCTCTCACTATCACTATCACTATCACTATCACTATCCTTAATCATTATTCAAATATATATATATATATATTATAATATACTAAATAATTTACTAAATAATATACTAAATAATATTATATATAATATTTAGCTATACTATATAAATGGTTAAAACTCGAAGAGTGAAAAAAACTCGAAGAGTGAAAAAATCTAGAATAGTTTCAAGGAAAAAAATGACTTCAAAAAAGAGGGGTCGCGGTAAAGCAGACGAATTACCTTTTTTAATTAAAACTATGTTGAATAATGTTAGTTTAAGAAATAATGGCACACAATTTTATGAAAAAGGTATTGTAGAAAAAATAGCTGCACATTTGCCCAAAAGAGATGTAAAAGGAGCAATACATAGAGCAGATAAAGCCGAATATGAGCGCCGTATACTTGCTGCTATTCCTTTAAATGAAAAAATATTAAAAGAGCAAGAAGCAGAAATAAAGCGTTTAGAAATGTCGGGTATAGATGGCCCTGCACAACGAACACGTAGTAAAGCAAAACCTGCTACAAATCCTGTGCTAGAAGAATTAAGATTAGAAGCGTATCATACTGGATGGGTGCTTATGCAGTTACAACGTATAGCGCAACGAATTAGAGAAGGCAGAAATACTGTTCCTGATGGTTACAGGGACTATGGTGAATTTCTTAGAGGAAACCCCGCGTGGGATATGGAGCGAATGGGATATGTAACACGATTTAGACCACCTGGTTACGAAATTATGATAAAACAAAGGGAAAAGGAGAAGTCCAAAGCTAAAGCCTAAATAGAATATATTATTTTGTTTTTAAATACGTTATTTATATAATATTTAGCTATACTATATAAATGGTTAAAACTCGAAGAGTGAAAAGATCAAGAAGAGTTTCAAGAAAAAAATTGAATCCAAAAAGACGAGGTCGTGGTAAGGTACACGAATTACCTTTCTTAGTTAAAACTATGTTGAATAACGTAAATGTAAAAGCTAATAATGCCGAGTTTTATGAAAAGGGTATTGTAGAAAAAATAATGACAATGGTTCCTAAAAGGGATGTTGTTAAGGCAATGGCAACTAAAGCACTTGCTGATAAAGCCAAAGCAGATAAAGCACTAGCAGATAAAGTGAATGCAGATAAAGCCGAATATGAGCGCCGTATACTTGCTGCTATTCCTTTAAATGAAAAAATATTAAAAACGCAAGAAGCAGAAATAAAACGTTTAGAAATGTCAGGTCTTGATGGACCTGCTCAACGAACGCGTAGTAAAGCAAAACCTGCTACAAATCCTGTATTAGAAGAATTAAGATTAGAAGCATATCATAGTAGGATGGTGATTATGCAACTACAATATTTAGCACAAAAAATTAGAGAAGGCAAAACTAGTGTGCCTAGCTACTATAAAGATTATGCTGAATTTCTTAAAGGCAGCCCTGGATGGGATATGGAGCGAATGGCATATGTAAAAAGGCAGAGACCACCTGGTTACGAAAATTATGATAAACTTAAAGCTGAAGAAAAAGCTCAAGCTGAAGCTAAAGCTAAAGCCGAAGCTGATGCTAAAGCTAAAGCTGAAGAAAAAGCTCAAGCTGAAGCTAAAGCTAAAGCCGAAGCTGATGCTGAAGCTAAAGCTAAAGAAAAAGCTAAAGAAAAAGCTGAAGCTCAAGCTAAAGAAAAAGCTGAAGCTCAAGCTAAGACTGAAGTAGAACTAACAGAAGATCCTGTAAAACTAAAAAAATTAGCACTGGAGCTGTATAAAAAAAGTTCAGCAATGAAAGCACGAGCAAAGGAAGATATAATTGAAATGGGACGTGATGTAGATAAAGAAAGAATTGACATAATGCTTGAAAATAATTTTTACGGGTTAACTGATAAACAGCTTGAAGTATGGATAGCTAAAGCTAGAACTAAAGCTAAAACTGAAACTAAAAAAAAATAAAACTAAAAAAAAAGCATTATTAGGAATTAATATAATATTTAGTAATATTATATTAATGAGGTATACTCGTAGAAGACGCGGTGGAATAAAAAACACTACATTAAAAGCACAAAAGAAAGAAGAAGCTCAAATTCTAAAAGAAATAAAGGCACTAAAAGTAGCACAAAAAAAGGAAGAAGCTCAAATTCTAAAAGATGTAAAGGCACAAAAAAAAGAAGAAAAAGCCAGAATTAAGGAAGAAAAAGCACGCCTTAAGGCTTTAAAAAAGACAAAAAAAGCACAAAAAGCTCAACCTAAATTAGAGACAGCAGAAGATGTTGCAAAAATTGAAAAGTTAGCACTGGAGCTATATAAAAAGAGTTCAGCAATGAAAGCACAAGCAAAGGCAGATTTAATTCAAATGGCACGTAATACTGATAAAGAAAGTATTGACATTATGCTTGAAGATAATTTTTATTGGTTAATTAGGAAAGAGAAAGATCAAGTATGGCTAGACAAAGCTCGAGCTAAGCTAAATAAATAAATAAATAAATAAAGAGCTAAATATTATAATGAATTTAAATAGTCATTCACTTTTTTTAATAGAGCATCAGATATATGCTTTGACAATTCTATAATATCTTTTTTATAAATAAATTGTGTTAGGTCATTAAATTTAATGTTATATATGTAATTATTATTGTTTATTCCTTTATATTGACCAATATTTAGCGCAATTTGAACTATTTTTTTTATTGTTGGTTTTTCATTTAATGGTATTCTTACTTGTTGTATAATAAAATGATTTTTTTCATCTATTAATTTAGTTTCATAACCATTTATGTTATATTCTGGTAAAAGCATTATTTTTCTTGTTTTTGTTTTTGATATTTTTCTCCATTTTTTTGCATTATAATTATCGAGTGGTTCTAATAATTTTTTTATTGGTTGCCAAAACCCTTGTCCGTCAAAATTGTGTGGATTTTTTTTCCTTAATTTATGAGATTTTTCTAATACATTAGCAAATAGAATTTCTAAATTATAGCTGTGTTTACTTTTTTTAGTTTTATTAGACATATATATATTATGTAATCTTTTTTTAAAATTTGCAATAGTCGTTATAATTCTTCTCTAAATAGCATTTCACATTATATTTATCGTCATCAGTTAAATCATAATAGTTCTCATTAAATTTAAAGCAAACTACATATTTCTCTCTATTAACATCATATATTAGTTTCGACGCATATGGTTTAACTACTTTAACAATTAAGCCCTTTATATAATTTTCATAATATAATACATTATCCATATTAGACTAATTAAGTAATAAGTATTTATATGATGTTAAAAAATTATATAAATACTTAAATAATAAGCTTAGCGCCATGCTGGACGCTTTTTCATGGTGGTTTTTTTCGAAGTCACTGCTCTTGATATATTTGACGCAATTTTTTGTACCATATTATTTGTAATTGCTCTAAGTGGTTCTTGATATTTTAATAACTTCATTCTTGGTGATCTGCTTTTTAATGACCTAGACCTGCTTTTTGATGCTCTACTTTTTACCGAGTAAGTTTTTTTTTTATGGCATTTATTGTCTCTACATTTTCTGGTTCCTACTTTGCATCTTTTTATTAAATTTTTTCTTGTCCATGATGATTTTTTGTAACATTTTCTATTTGCATAACAACGATGTCTTGTATTTTTGCATTTAGTGTTCATTGCTATATATACTAACATTAGAAAAAATAAAATACAAATATAAAAATACAATATAAAAATAAAAATACAAATATATATTTGCTAAATATATCTCATTTAAAACGCCCATTTTTTCTGTAAAGAAAATATAATATTAGCAGTGCAATATTTATTATCATACTAACCATGCCTGCTACAATTAGCGAAATATCCATTATAAAATACCCGTGTAGCAACCAAAGCAAATTAGTTATTAAAATGAATACTAATTATATATTTATTCTACAAAATAATCGGTCTTTGACATATTTCTTATTCCTAAATATTTATTATATTTAATTTAAATATAATGAATATTTAAATATAATGAATATTTTAATATAAATATTAGACTGCACTTTACATTAAAATATAGAAATGTCACTATATATAGATACGCAAAGTGACGTTTTATTAAATAAATTATTAAATTTTTACAGTAAAGATTCAAACTTTGATAAAATGATAACAATTATAAATGGAACATCTCCAATATCTTTAAGAATAGTTGACTGGTTTGTTACAAATTATTCAAAGAAGAATTATATTGTATATATGATAAGCAAAGACAATAAAATGGAAAAGGTAAATGTATATAATGATTATAAGTTAAAATTAAAAGCATATAGCAAAAAGAAATTTGATCCATTTTGTAGATGGGATAGAATAAATGTTCCATATAAAGAGGATAAGTTTATACAAACAACATTAGGACAACTAAATTTTTTCAAATGGACAATAGAAAATCAAATACTCGAATATATTGAAACAAATTATAAAATTATTGAAGCGGACATGAATTTAAGAAATTGTTGCTCCAAAGTTAAAAATTCTTCTATTAATTCTACAACATCCACATCGTCTTGTGAAAGCAGCGATTCGCATTCGTCAACCGCATCATCAAATAATAAGACACGTAAAAAACGCGAAGAATTATCCGCTAATGCGTCAAGGTCTATAAACAAAGAATTTATAGTTACAACAGTAGAGTTTAATTAAGTAAATAATTTAATAAGTAAATAATTTAATAAGTAAATTATTTAACAAGTAAATAACAGACTAATATATTAATATGGGTAATATTAGCAGTATTAATAAAGTAAACTATGTATATGTACAAAAATGTATTAATAATACAAGTGAAACTATTT